GTGTAAGCACGGTTTGGGAGGGGCTTTGTGCAAACCTGTCATCGAAAGATGATAAGGCGGCACACTGCTACCTCACGAGCGTCAGCTGATCGAGGCACTGGAGGAGGAAAACGTGTTCCGCACGCTGGCGACTGTGATCACCACAGCATCCGGCGACCGGAAGATTCCCATTGTCAGCGACAAGGGCGAGGCATCGTGGATCGACGAGGAAGGCACCTTCCCGCTGTCGGACGACACCTTCGGACAGAAGTCCCTGGGTGCGTACAAGGTGGGTACGGCACTGAAGGTTTCCACAGAGCTGCTCAATGATGCCGCCTTTGACCTGGAGGCGTACATCTCCAGAGAGTTCGGCAGACGGCTGGGTGCAAAGGAAGAGGAGGCGTTCTGGGTCGGTGACGGCAAGAGCAAGCCGACCGGCATTTTCAATACCACCGACGGTGCAGAGACCGGCGTGACTGCCGCATCGGCATCGGTGACATTTGACGATATGCTGGAGCTGTACTACAGCCTGAAAAGCCCGTACCGCAAGAAAGGCACATGGGCGATGAACGACGCCACCGTCAAGGCACTCCGCAAGGTGAAGGACACCACAGGGCAGTACATCTGGCAGCCGTCTGTGGTTGCCGGCGTGCCGGACATGATCATGAACCGTCCGTATGTGACTTCCAGCTACATTCCGGCTCTGGCATCCGGCAAGACCGGCATTGCCTTCGGCGATTTCAGCTACTACTGGATCGGCGACCGGCAGGGCATCACCTTCAAGCGTCTGGACGAGCTGTTCTCCATGACCGGACAGGTGGGCTTCCTGGCATCCAAACGTGTGGACGGCAAGCTGATCCTGCCTGAGGCGGTAAAGCTGCTGGCAGTGAAGTGATGGAGGTGCTGTATGGTGACGCTGGAAGAGGCAAAGAACTATCTCCGTGTGGAGCATTCCGAGGACGACGAGCTGATCCAGTCCCTGCTGCTGACTGCAAAGCAGACGGTGCAGGACGTGGGCAGGGTGTCGGCAGAGCAGTATGAGCAGGATGAGACCTGTCACACTGCCACGCTGTACGCCGTCGCCTATCTGTATACCCACCGGGAGAACGCCGACCACAACGCCCTGCTGCTGACGCTGCGGGCAATGCTGTTTGCACAGCGGGAGGGAGTGATCTGATGGCAATATCGATTGCAGAGAGAAACCAGCGTATCACCGTGCAGCAGAATGAAACGGTGACAGACCGCATCGGCAACCACACCAGTGCATGGACGGATTTTTTGGAGCTGTGGGCAAACGTGACAATTACTGCATCCACGGAGGGAACAGAGGCGGGTGTTACGTCCATGCGGCAGACGATGAAAGCGATCGTGCTGAAAAGTGCTCAGACAGCGGCACTGTGCAGCAACCGCCACCGGATCCTGTTCGGCGGCGAGGTCTACAACGTTACCGGTGTGATGCCGTACTACACCAGCGGCGATCTGGTGCAGATCACGGCGGTGTCGCAGCAGGAAAGGCTGGTGGAATGTGATGAGCAATGTGGATATTGACGATCTGGCAGCGGCGGTGATGAACGGGCTGGAGGAGTATGTGGAGCTGGCGGATGCGGAAATGAAAAAGGCAGTCCGGAAAACTGCCACACAGGTGAAAAAAGAGATCGCCGCAAATGCACCGAAACGCACCGGCGAGTATGCGAAAAGCTGGGCAGTGAAAAAGACTGGCGAAAGCAGCCATTCCATTGAGATGACTGTGCATTCCAAAAGCCGCTATCAGATCGCACACCTTCTGGAAAAAGGACACGCCAAGCGTGGCGGCGGTCGTGTGGCGGCACGTCCTCATATTGCACTGGCAGAAGATCACGGAGAAGAGATGCTGGAAGAACTGATCCGAAAGGCGATGTCATGACTTACGAAGAAATTGCAGCGATGGTGCAGGAGATCGGCTTGCCGTTCGCCTATCATCATTTCGCAGAGGGTGAAAGTCCGCCGCCGCCGTTTCTGTTGTTTCTCTCTCCCGGAGAGGAGACGTTTTCAGCGGATGATGTGGCGTATTTCAGTTTCAAACAGCTGGACGTGGAGCTGTACACAGACCGAAAGCAACCGGAACTGGAAGAACGGGTGGAGAAAGTGCTGACCCGGCACGAGATCTATTACACGAAAACGGAATCTTATATCGAATCGGAAAGACTGTATGAAGTGCTTTACGAGATAGAAGTATGAGAATCCGATAATTGCAGCAGGAGGCTGGTATATTTATGGCTATGGAAAAAAACAAAGTCAAGTTTGGCTTGAAAAACGTACACTGGGCGAAGATCACAGGCTATGACGAGGACGAGATGCCGATCTACGGCACCGTCAAGAGACTGCCCGGTGCAGTAAACCTGTCGCTGGATGCCAACGGCGAAAACGAGAACTTCTATGCGGACGACATGGTCTACTATGTGCTGTCCAACAATTCCGGCTATGAGGGCGATCTGGAGATCGCTCTGGTTACTACGGAATTTGCAACAGAGATCCTGGGCGAAAAGCTGGACGCAAAGGGCGTTCTGGTGGAATCCGCCGATGCGGAGACCTCGGAGTTTGCACTGTTCTTCGAGTTTACCGGAGACAAAAACAAGATCCGCCATGTGTTCCACCGCTGTGCCGTATCCCGTCCCAACACGGAATCCAGCACGGTGGAGGAATCCAAGGAAGTCAAGACAGAATCCCTGTCGCTGACTGCCTCTTCTCTGGTCAACGGTCTGGTCAAGGCGAAGTCCTGTGAAAAGACCGATGCCACTGTATACGCAAACTGGTTCAAGCAGCCGTATATGCCGGATCTGTCAAGCTCTGTGCAGATGACAGCTGCCGGAGAATAAGGAGGACAGCAATGGCAATTACCAAGTCGATCACCATTGACGGAAAAGAGGTGCAGTTCCGGGCGAGTGCGGCAGTTCCCCGGATGTACCGCATCCGGTTCCGCCGGGACATTTTCCGGGATCTGCTGGCACTGCAGGCAGACATCAAAGCCTCGGAGGATACCGGAGAAAAAGAGGATGCCGGAGAAAACAGCACTGCGGAATCTTCCATTGTGCTGGATCACCTGGAAATCTTCGAGAACATCGCCTATGTGATGGCAAAGCACGCCGACCCGTCTGTTCCCAACACGCCGGATGAGTGGCTGGACGGCTTTTCCACGTTCTCCATCTATGAGGTGCTGCCGGAGCTGCTGGATCTGTGGGCGGCAAACATGGAGACTCAGGTGCAGTCAAAAAAAGATCTCGCCCGATTGACAGGGAAATGACAACGCCGCTGTTTCTGCTGCGGTGCGTGCAGGTCGGCATCTCCATCAACGACCTGCAGTATCTGACGATCGGGCTGGTGGAGGATATGTTCACGGAGCAGGGTAACGATGATTTCAAGTATCAGTACACTGCGACACAGGAAGATTTCGATCAATTTTAAGGGGGGGAGAGAATGGCAAGCAGAATCAAGGGGCTGACCGTGGAAATCGGCGGCGATACCACCGGTCTGCAAAAGGCACTGCAGGGTGTCAACGGCAAAATCAAAAACACCCAGTCTCAGCTGAAAGACGTTGACCGCTTGCTGAAGCTGGACCCCAAAAACACGGAACTGCTTGCACAAAAGCAAAAGCTGCTTGCCGGTGCAATCTCTGACACACGGGAAAAGCTGAAAACCATGAAGCTTGCCGCACAGCAAGCCGAGGCGGAACTGAAAAAGGGCAGTGGCAAAGTCACACAGGAACAGTATGACGGACTGCAGCGTGAGATCATTGCCACGGAGCAGGATCTGCGAAAGCTGGAATCCAGTGCAGCCAAAGCCGGAGACAGCATCGAAAAGTCCGGGGACAAGGCGGAGTCCAGCTCCGGAAAGTTCAGCAAACTGGCGAAGGCGGCAGGCAGCGGCGTTGCAAAAGGCGTGGAGACCGGCGTAAAGGCATTCGGGGCGTATACCGCAGCAGCAGCAACTGCCGGCACTGCTGTCAGCAAGGCCGCACTGAGCAGCTACAGCGATTTTGAAAGCTCCATGTCCCAGGTGCAGGCGACCATGGGCATCGCAAAGGATGCCATGTCTACGGTGGACGGTCAGAGCGTCAACACCATGGATACGCTGGACGCGCTGGCAAAGCAGATGGGTGCAGAGACGTCGTTTTCTGCCACACAGTGCGGAGATGCACTGAACTATCTTGCCCTTGCCGGATATGACACCCAGCAGATGTGCGACACGCTCCCCACTGTGCTGAATCTGGCGGCTGCCGGCAGCATTGATCTGGCATCTGCGTCGGATATGGTGACCGATGCCATGTCTGCTCTGGGCATGGGCGTGGAAGAATCGGACAAGATGGTGGATCAGATGGCAAAGACAGCGTCAACCACCAACACGTCCGTGGCACAGCTGGGTGAGGGCATTCTGACCATCGGTGCGACCGCGAAGTCTATCAAGGGTGGCACTGCAGAACTGAACACGGCACTTGGTATCCTTGCCAACAATGGCATCAAGGGAGCTGAGGGCGGCACACATCTCCGCAACGTCATTCTGTCCCTGCAAAGTCCCACGGACGATGCGGCAGACTGCCTGAAAAATCTGGGTGTGAAAACCTATGATTCTGAGGGCAATATGCGTTCCCTGAATGACATTCTGAGCGATCTGAACGCCAGCATGGACGGCATGACATCTGCCGAAAAGGACAACATCATCGGTTCTGTTTTCAACAAGACTGACCTTGCGGCAGTCAACTCTCTGCTTGCCAATACCGGCGACACCTGGGACGGTCTGCAAAAGTCCATCGCAAACAGTGCCGGAGCAGCACAGCAGATGGCGGACACACAGCTGGACAATCTGAAAGGCAAGGTGACGCTGCTGCAGTCCGCTGCCGAGGGTGCTGCCATTGCGATCGGCTCAGACCTGGAACCGGCTGCGAAAACAGCGGTGCAGGCTGCCACCGACATTGTCAACGCCTTTAACACCGGCGGCCTGTCGGCGGCTCTGAACAAGGTGAAAGAGCTGGTGCATCAGCTGGCGGTGACTATGACAACAGAGCTGCCGAACATTCTGCCGGACTTGCTGGACGGATTCAACAGCCTGCTCATGACACTGGTGCAGTCCGTCGGTACGCTGCTGCCGCCGCTGCTCACGACAGTGCTACCGATCCTGGTGTCGTCCTTCCTGGACCTTGTCACACAGCTGGCACAGTATCTTGCCGCATCTGCTCCCGTGCTGATCGGCAGTGTTATGACAGCACTGCTGCAAGTCATTGCAGCCATTGAGCAGGCTGCACCGGCAATCCTTGCGGCGGTCAACACATTGCTGCAGGCGGTCGTGACATTTTTCTCCGGGAACGCTGCTGCGTTGATTGCAATGGCGGTCAACATTGTGTCGAAACTGGCAAGCGGTCTGATCTCTGCATTGCCGACACTGATTGCAGCGGCTCTGCAGCTGGTAGACGGATTGGTGCAGGGGCTGGTACAGAATCTCCCGGCTCTGATCGATGCGGCAGTACAGCTTGTCCAGTCGCTGTGTGACGGATTGCTGCAAAACCTGCCGCAGTTAGTACAGACGGCGGTACAGCTGGTTCTGGAACTGGTAAACGGCTTGCTGGAGAATCTACCGGCATTGCTGGATGCTGCCCTGGAGATGATCGACAGCCTGGTGCAGGGCTTGCTGGACTGCCTGCCGCAGCTAGTGCAGGCTGGCATTGATCTTGTCATGGGACTGGTGCAGGGACTGATCCAGAACCTTCCGGCGATCCTGCAGGCGACTTTTCAACTGCTTACCGGGATGCAGAACACATTGCTGAATAGCATACCGCAGCTTATCACGGCGGCGATCCAGCTGGTGGGCGGCATTGTGACCGGACTGGTCTCGGCGATCCCGCAGCTGGTGGCAGCCATTCCGCAGCTGGTCTCTGCCATCGTAAACGGCGTGCAGCAGACCGACTGGCTGCAGCTGGGCATAGACATTCTGAAAGCGATCCTGGACGGCATCGTGTCCTTCGAGGCGACGCTGCTGGAAACCTGGGGAACGATTTTCTCCCAGATGTTCGACAGTATCGCACAGTGGGCATCAGACGTATGGGCAAAAACCACAGAGGCGGCATCAAATATCTGGAACGCCATCGTAGAGGGACTGAAAGACCTGCCGTATAAGGTGGGCTATTTTGTCGGTGAGATGCTCCGCAGGATCGTGGAGTTCGCCAAGAACGCCCCGGCAAAGGCGAAAGAGGCAGCATCGAACATCTGGAACAACATCGTCACAACAGTGCAGGCACTTCCCGGAAAGGTCGGCGAGTTTTTCTCCGGTGCATTTCAGAAGATCGTGGAGTTTGCGACATCTGCACCCTCTAAGGCGAAGGAAGCAGCCACCGGCATTTTCGACAACATCAAGAATACGCTGGAGGAACTGCCGGAAAAAATGTTGGAAATCGGCGAGAACATCGTTACAGGCATCTGGAACGGCATCACCGGTGCAACACAGTGGCTAAAGGACAAGGTCAGCGGATTCGTAGACGGCATTGTGGATGGCTTTACCGGGAAGAAGGGACTGGACAGCCACAGCCCCTCGCGGCGTATGAGTAAAGACGTTGGACGCTGGATTCCTGCCGGAATCGGTGTCGGCATGCTGGACAACACGAAGGCAGCCCTGCGGGCGGTCGCTAAGGTATCGGATTCCATCGTTTCTGCCGCACAGCAGAAGATCCCGGACATTGCAGGCAGCATCACGCTCAGCCCGGCAATGTACAATGGCTCGTCCGGCGGCACAGTGAACAACTATTATGACAACAGCCGGACAGTGAACCAGACCAACAACAGCCCCAAGGCGTTGTCCCGTCTGGAAATCTATCGGCAGACCAAAAACGCAAATAATCTGTGATTCTTATAAATACAAATACGGTAATGATTTTCACTGGATACATTTAGTACAATATACATCTAATTCGAGATTTATATTAGACAAGTCGGATTTCGTTATAACGATCAAGCAATTTTCAAGAAATTCTGCTTGTCCGTTATAACGTTGGCTTTTAATGATGTCTATTAAATCATCCCATTTACCATGACTTGGAGATACTTTATCAATATTCCGTATGATTATGTAGTACTTCGAATCGTCCAGTTGTTTTTTAATTTCTATATCGGAACCGTACCCTTGTGCGGCACCTTCATAGAATGTTTTCATCCCTGTATATTCACAAAGTGACAATGAAGTTACAATATCTTTTACAGTCTTTTTTGTTGCATCAAATATGTGTGGTGATGAATAAATGCCGGCTTTATCATCATTTTGAATTTTCATATACTCACTGTCTTCAATAAGAGCCGCAGTTTCTGGTCTACCAAAAAGTGATTTGAGTTTCTCAAGGTCAATCATACTATTTCCTCCTGGTTAAATTAGCTTGAATAAAAGCACAATAATTCGGAAACGATTATTATTTGTTATTATACAACAATTCCAGAGAAAAAACAAGGGGGGTGCAATCATGTTTTTTACACTTATTCTGGAAAATGAAAACGGGGAGCAGCTGGACATGACCACAACGGCAAACCAATACATGACCTCTAAGATAGAGGGACTGTCGCCGCCTGCCGGAACGATCAACACATCTGCCTATGCCGGGATCAACGGCAGCTATCTGAACCGGGCGTTTCTGGAAAAGCGGAATGTGGTGATCTCTTACCGCATGAAGGGCGTGGACATTGAATCACGCCGCCATGCCCTGTATCGGGTGGTAAAGCCGGCACATTACATCAAGGTGTATTACCGCACCCGGAAGATCAGCGTGTATGCAGAGGGCTATGTGGAGACCAACGAGGTAGACAACTTCACCGACACCACCACCGGACAGATCAGCGTGATATGCCCGGACATTTACTGGTACAGTCTGGCGGAGCAGATCGCCGAATACCGGAACATCTCCGGAGCATTCAAGTTTCCGTTCGCCATCGACAGCAGGGGCGTGCCGCTGGGGTACTATCACCGCTCCCGGTATCTGCGTCTACAAAACGAGGGGGACGAGATCGGGCTGACGTTTATTATCACCGGCATCGGCGGTGCAGGAAAGAGCACCAGGAATCTGAGCATCTACAATGCAGAGACCGGTGCGTATATGCGGATCAGAGCACCCATTGAAAACGGGGACATCTTAACGATCACCACGCACATCGGCAGAAAGACGTGCATCATGACACGAAACGGCGTGCAGGAGAACTGGATCGGCAATCTGAAGCTGTCGGAATGGCTGACAGCCAGAACCGGTGAAAATGCATTTTATGTGGACGGTGTCGGCGTTGCGAATGTGTCGATCAAGGTGATCCTGCGGACAGCATATCTTGGAGTGTGAGTCATGTATCTGAACATCTATCAGTTTTCTGAGCCAGACGAAAGCGGCAGCTACTACCAGCCGCTGACGCAGGTCGCCATCTGCGACACCTTCACAAGCCTGATCTGGGATGCGGAGTACTACGAGTGCGGCGTGTTTGAGGTGTATATCGGTGCAAGCCCGGAGAGCGTCCGCATCTTCCGGAGAGGCAGAGTGGTGGGACGGTCGGACGACACGAAAAACTATGGCATCATTGAGCAGGTCAAACTGGAAACAGATGCGGAGAACGGCGACTATCTGACGGTAAAAGGGCGTTTTCTGATGTCACTGCTGGAACGCCGCATCATCTATCCCACCATGACATTTACCGCCATGCGGACATACGGCGAGATCGTGCAGACCGCCGTCCGGAAAAACTGCATCAAGGTGTGGGCATCTTCTTCCGAGAGGGTGATTCCGTCGCTGGATCTGGGAACAGTGTCCGGGGACTGCTGGGAGATCAAGAACGTCCTGCAGGTCAGCTATGAAAATCTGATGCAGTGGATCTATACCATCTGCAAGCTGGTCGGCGGCACGGCAAACATTACCCTTGTACCGTATGAAGTCGGCACCGATGACGGCAGATTCAAGCTGCAGTTTGACTTGTCAGAGGGCGTGGACAGAAGCGTCACGCAGACAGAGCGAGCTGCCATCGTGTTTTCCGATGCCTATGACAATCTGATCAACTATACCTATGAGACCGATAGCACGGAGTACACCAACTTTGCATACGCCTTCGGACAGGGGACTGGCACTAAGAGAAAGCAGGCAACCTATTACACCGGAAACAGCGAGCCGCAGCGTCTGGATCGCTACGAACTGTATGTGGATGCCAATGACATTGCCGACACGGAGAACAGCAACGGCACGGAGACGGAGATTCCGGAGGAACAGTACAGGCAGCTGCTGGTCTCCCGTGCCGCAGAAAAGCTGACGGAGATCAAGACCAGCAGTGCGGCGACTATCGCCTCGGACGGTCGGCAGTATCAGTACGGCATCGATTATGCCGTCGGGGACTATGTGACAGTAGAAAACACAAGGTTCGGTCTGGTGACTGAGAAAATACAGCTGATCGGCATGATCGAAAGTTTCGACAAAGACGGCTACAGTCTGACACCGGTCATGCAGACACTGGAGGGATAACATGAACACAACAAAGATCAATACGCCGTTGGAATACGGCTTTTTTAACTGTGCAGACGGCACAGAGGACAGGGTGTACACCGCAGAAAATTTCACGGGGTATTTGTCGGCAATCATTTGCGACGGAATCCTGGACACATGGGGCGACTGCTTTTCCCTGTCCTGCAGCGATACCTCGCTGACCATCGGCACAGGGTATGCGTGGATCGGCGGACATTATGCGATTCTTGCACAGCCACAGGTCATTGACGTATCTGTCTATGCAGACACGGGCTTGTCTCGCATGATCGCCGTCGGCATTTCCTGTGATACCGCATCTTCGGTGCGTGCCTGCTCCTTCGAGGTCGCTGCCGGACTTGCCGGCAGTTCTGACAAGCCGGCGTTCACCGGCACAGACACCAAGAAGTACTTTACGCTGTGCTACATCAAGCTGGCGGCAGGCGGTGCGATCGACAGCCTGCAGGATGTACGGAACGACGAAACTCTCTGCGGCTACTGCAAGTGTATTCTGGGCAAATGCGGCGTTACCGTACTGCAGGAACAGATGGCGGCACTGGAAAGCCGGATGGACGCTCTGGAAAAGAAAATGGATGCTCTGGATGTCAAAGTGCTAGATTCCGGAACGTGCGGCGAAAATGCAGCGTACACCCTGTATACCAACGGTCTGCTGCGTATCTCCGGCAGCGGTGCAACAGATGACCAGAACGAAACCAGCGTATGGGCGAAGAACGGAACGGCGGACAGTATCACAAAAATCATTGTGGACGACGGCATCACGAAAATCGGAGATCATTTCTTTGGCGGTTTGTCCAACGTGACCTCCGCTCTGATCGCACAGACGGTTTCGGAGATCGGCACATACGCATTTGCCGATTGCAGCAAGCTTTCCGGAATCGCCCTGCCGCCTGTTCTGACCAAGCTCAGCAGCCGTACATTTTCCGGCACAGGTATTGCAGCACTTTCCGTTCCGGTTTCGGTATCTACCATCAGTTTGCAGGCGTTTTACGGAACGGCAATCGAAAATCTGGTTTATGCCGGTACGAAGGCACAGTGGAATGCTGTAGAGAAACAAACGAATACAACAACTCCATCCCTGACGGATTCGTGGGACGTGACAGGAACAGATCCGGACACCTTTCTGAAAAAGGTGATTTGCTCTGACGGAACCTATGTGCGGAACGCCAGCGGAAAGTGGAGTGCTGAATAACAGAGAGGTGAAAAAATGCTGAAATTTTGCATCTATGGGCAGAAAATGGAACTGATAAACCGTCAGACGATCGCCGATCAGCAGATCTGTTTCGTGGATATGTGCTTTCTGTTTTCTCCGGACTGGGAACAGATGGACAAAACGGCACAGTTCGCACAGGGCGAAAAGACCTATAACGTGCATCTAGGCACAGGCAACGTCTGCCGCTGCCTGCTCCCGGCGGAGCTGCAAACCGGCTGTGTCAGCGTCAGCGTGTTCGGCTATGCGGCGGACGGCTCTGTCCGTGCAACGACCGTTCCCCTCGGCATTGGCATCAAGCGTTCCGGTTTCCGGGGCGACGGCGAAACACCGATCCCGCCCACACCGGACTTGTATGCACAGCTGTTGGACGCCATCGACAAGAAGATCGCATCCCTCCATGACGGCAAAGACGGCGTGGACGGAAAATCTGCCTATGAGATTGCCGTGGACAACGGGTATCCCGGCACGGAGCAGGCGTGGCTGGCATCTCTCAAAGGGGACAAGGGCGACACCGGCGAACCGGGAGCAGCTGGCGAAAAGGGCGAGCCCGGCGAAAAAGGTGACACCGGAGCTGCCGGAAAAGACGGCAGGGACGGCACAGACGGTGCGACAGGACGTGACGGAGTAAACGGTGCGTCTGCCTATGAAATCGCCGTACAGCACGGCTACAGCGGCTCAGAAACGGCATGGCTGGAATCCCTGCACGGTGCGGACGGAGCAAAGGGCGATATCGGAGCATCCGGCAAAGACGGTGCAGACGGATTTTCTCCTGTCGCAAAGGTGGAGAAGTCCGGCAGCGTGGTGACCATCACCATTACAGATGCCAACGGTACAACGATCGCAACGCTGACAGAGGGTGCAGCCGTAGACCTCACCCCATACGCAAAGACGGTCTATGTGGACGAAAAGGTGCAGGAGCTGTCCGACAGCCTGACGTATACCTTGCAGGAGCATACGCTGTCCATCACGCATCTGGAGGAATCCGCACACACCCATGACAATCTGGAAACGCTGAACAAGATCAGTGGAACAGAGTGGACACAGCTGGTTTCCACCAGGCACTATCACAACAACATAGAAACGCTGAACCGCATCAGTCCGGGGGACTATGAGAATCTGAGCAGCAAGTTCCCGGCGAGAATCACGGCATTAGAGGATTCTCTGGGTGACATCGCCGCAGCTCTGGCGGACATTGTGGAGGTGACCGAGTAAATGGCAACAATCGCACAGTATATCGCAGAGATCAACCACCAGCGTGACCTGCTGGCAGGGCATTTGGTTGTCCGTGGCATCATTGCAACGGCAGATGAAAAGCTGAATCTGCTGGTACACAAGGTTTCCCTGCTGCCCTCTGGTTCGACCGAAAAAACAGTGGTTTTTGATGCAGACCACCGGAAAAATGTGAGCCTGCTCTACAACGGCACGCTCTACAGTCTGGAAGATTTCGTGTCACAGTATCCGGACTTCTGTAGTTCCAAGAACGAGTACGCACTGAACTATTCCACATCCATTTTCGGATGGGATTACAGCTGCTTTACCTGTTCGACTGTGCCGCTGACGCTCTCTGCGGCAACACAGATCGCCGTGCGGTTTCTGGCAAGCAGCACGGAGACCGGCATCATGCGGCTGGTGCAGTCGGACAGCGGCACGGCAGAGGACATTCTCAGCAAGGCACAGACAGAGGGCAGCTACATTGACCTGTCCCTGCAATGGCTGTACAGCACGGACTACATCACCACGCTGACACCCTGCGAAGGTGTCACAACAGGCACATATTATCTGGCATGGGTCGGGCGGAGCAACAACAGCCATCCGCTGATCCGTTCCATCACAGCGATTTAAGGGGGAGCATATCATGAATATTGTAGAAGCAGTGGAGCAGCTGAAACAGGGCAAGGCAATCAAGCGGAGCAGCTGGGGAACCGCTGAGATCAAGGCGGCACAGCTGGACAATGGACAGTACCAGATCTTCGCATCCGGCGATCTGACACCGGAAATGCTGGTGCTGCTGTCCGGAGATTATGAGGCAGAGGGGGAAAAGGCATGAAGGAATGGCTTTGTACAATCGTTGGAACGGTTGGCGGTGTGATCGCCGGACTGTTTGGCGGCTGGGATACGGCGTTGGCAACGCTGTTGATTTTTATGGCGGTAGACTATGTGACGGGATTGATCGTTGCGGCTGCCGGAAAATCGCCGAAGGGCAAGCTGTCCAGCAAGATCGGCTGGAGAGGACTTGCCAAAAAGTGTGTTGTGCTGCTGTTGGTTCTGGTGGCAGCACAACTGGATGCAGTTCTCGGCGTGGACTATGTGCGTGCTGGTGTTTGCGTTGCATTTTTGTGCAACGAGGTGATCTCCATTTTGGAAAACGCCGGCTTGATGGGCGTTCCACTGCCAGCAGTGCTGAAAAACGCTGTGGAACTGCTGCAAAAGAAAGATAAATAAAAAAACACCGCCCGACAGCGTACAGGCTGCCGAACGGCGTGGTGTGGGGTTATTCGTTGCTGTCTGTGTTATCCCGGCACAGAGCGTCCAGTGTCACGCCCAGTGCATCTGCCAGCTTGATGGCGTTTGCAACAGTACATTGATTTCGCTTTTCAATGTTTTCGATGGTGCGGACGGGAACATCTGCCAGGGCGGACAGTTTCGGCACAGAATATCCCTTCTCTTTTCGGATTTTTCTTAGGTTCATTTTTTTCCCTTCCGGTAAAAATAGATCACGAGTTTTGCGATGCCAAAGCATATCAGCAGGCATCCCAGTTTGGTGAGTGTTCCCATTTTGTTGACATTGGCAGATTTCTATGGTATAATAGAAAAGCAGCAGGGAGGGTGTTTTTCGCACCCTATGCCGCCCGTTCTGTTAGTCGATGATTTTATCAATCAGGATTAGCAGAACTCCTACGATGAAGTCTACCAACGCTCCGATCAGAAGATTGCTGACATCAATCTTTGACTTTGGTTTTTTGCGTTTGGTGGGCTTCTTTTTTTGTTTTGCCAATGATGTTCTCACCTCCTCTCTATGATACTATTATACCACATATTTTGGTGGTTGTCAAGAAAATTCCGAAAAAAATATCTAAAAAATACGACAAAAAACAGGCATCGGATTTGTACATCTTGTACAGAGAAAAAAGGAGATGATTTCATGACATTGAAAACCTATTCCAACAGCGATACCACGCAGATCTCCGAACATTTCAACGCCAGAGAGTTCCGCTGCAAATGCGGCGGAAACCACAGCTGCCAGATCGCTGCAGAGCTGGTGGACAAGCTGGAGCAGCTGTATGCGGCGTTGGACTGCGGCAAGATCATCGTCAACAGCGGCTACCGCTGCACGGCACACGACAAGGCAGTCGGCGGCAACGGAGCAGGGCAGCACACCAAAGGGACAGCGGCAGACGTAGTGTGCTACGACAATTCCGGCGGTATTATTTCCGCAAAGACGGTGTGCTGCAAGGCACAGGATCTGGGCTTCGGCGGCATTGCCAATATCAGTGCAAAGTACCAGGCAGTGCATCTGGATGTCCGCACCGGCAGCCGGTACTACGGCGACGAAACCAAAGGCACAAACACGGTGACAAGCGATTTCTACAGCTATTTCGGCATTGCCAAAGACAACAAGGACAGCCGGAAAGCAACGGCAAATGGCATTGACGTTTCCAAGCATCAAGGCGTGATCGACTGGGACAAGGTCAAAGCATCGGGGCAGGTGGATTTTGCGGTGATCCGTGTGGGCATCGGCAGTGACATTGCGGAGCAGGATGATGCACAGGCAGTGCGGAACATGACGGAGTGCGAACGTGTGGGGCTGCCCTACGGCGTGTATCTGTATTCCTACGCACTGACCACACAGGAGGCAGAGAGCGAGGCGGCACATATGCTGCGGATGATCTCCGGCAGAAAGCCGACTGTCGGCGTGTGGATCGACATGGAAGATGCGGACGGCTACAAGCAGAAACACGGCAAGCCGCTGGATACCGCAAACGGCAGCTTGTACACGCAGATCTGCCGGACGTTCTGCGACAGGATTCCCGGAGCAGGCGTGTACAGCAGTACCAGCGTATTGCAGCACATTCTGACAGTGGACGACCTGCCGGTCTGGGCGGCTCAGTGGGGCAGCCAATGCACCTACAGCGGAACTTACCAGCTGTGGCAGTACAGCAACAAGGGCAGCGTGGACGGTGTTTCCGGCAGCGTGGATCTGGACTATTTCTACGGCAAGTTAGGTGTAGCTGCGGCAGGCGATGCCGACAGCAGCGGCACTACCACGGAATGCGGCACGCTGGAACAGATCTTGCAGCATGTTGCGAGTATTGACAAGAAACTGAAATGAGAAACCCGGCAGTACAGCAGGAGATTTCCTGATTTGTACCGCCGGTTTTTGTTATAAAAAAATGTGATATACTATTTCTTGAAAATATTGGAGATAGCAAGCAATGATGGTGTAAGAATTGTAAGTTCGCATTTTGTTGCACTGCCTCCACCATACCTGCACCCTTATTTTGATACAAAATAAGGGTGCATTTTCATTGTCAAAAAGCCTGAAAACTTCGTTGTTTTCAGGCTTTTATCGTTTTTTTATGTAAGATTTTCGGTGAAAAATACGCTTTGATTTCGCACTTTGGGGTGTTTTGAGAAAAGTAATCGTTTTCTTGTGGGCAAAAAATGCACCCTCCCAAAGTAAAAATGCACCCTTTTTCAGTTATCGTTTTCCAGTATGCACCCACCTATCGTTTTCTTGTGAAAAGCAAAAAAAGCACCCACTACAGCTTAATGCCATAGTGGGTTTCCTGCTTTATGCTTCAATCTCCGTCCCATCAACAAACTGGAAAACCATTCTGCCATCATGGAATACGGTTACTTTCTCGATGGTCGTTCGCCAGATACTGTCATCAAAGTAGTCGATGGGTTCGTTGGTTTTCTCAAGAGTTCTCAGAAATGATGCCATTGATTCAATTCTACTCTGGTGCTCAATACGTTTCTGCTGCATTTTTTGGAGCAATCCTTTCTTTCTCTCGTATTGTTCTGTCAGCTCATCGTAGCGAAGGTTGTAAGAATCCTGATTTTGTACGGATTCCGCATTTTTCTGAATATGCTCACGAATCAGAGTACCAATGTCGTTCAGTTCCATGGTCAGCATTTCTATTTTAGTATCCAGAGCAGAAGTATCGGACAAATCCTCCAACAGCATCCTGCAAGTTTCCAGCACCATTTCTCTGTTCTGAAAAAATGCAGCAAAGGCGGAGATAAACCGTATTTTAATTTCATCCTCATAAAGATGCGGCGTGGAACAGAAATGCTCTCCCTTGAATTTGTTGTTGCATTGCCAAATTACACGGCGGTATTTACTGGTTGAGTGCCAGACCTTTGAACCGAAAAAGTGCCCGCAGTCACCGCAGACCAGTTTTGCAGAAAACATCGTACTGCCGCTGTATTTTCTGCCAAGTTTCTTGCGTCTTGTAAATTCAGCCTGCACTTCTTCAAAATCTTCCGGAGAAATTATCGGTTCGTGAGATTCCTCTATGTAATACTGCGGAACTTCTCCTTCATTGATTTTGGTCTTTTTGGTTAAAAAATCCGTTGTGAATTTCTTTTGCAGAAGCGCACTGCCCTTGTATTTTTCATTTGTCAGAATGCTTTCAATGGTGGACTGCCGCCAGTTTTCCTTGCCTGCCGGAGTTGGAATATGGCGTTCTGTCAAAGTTTTTGCAATGGCGTAAGATGTCTGACCGTTCATGTAGCTTCTGTAGATAAAGCGGACAATTTCAGCTTCTTCCGGTACAATTTCCGGCAAGCCGTCCTCTCCCTTTTTGTAGCCAAGAAAATGGCTGTATGGCAGACTGACTTTACCGTCTGCAAAGCGTTTTCTCTGTCCCCATGTAACGTTTTCGGAAATGGAGCGTGATTCTTCCTGTGCAAGGCTTGACATTATTGTAATGAGCAATTCCCCTTTAGAGTCCAGCGTATAAATACCTTCTTTTTCAAAGTGAACCTCAATTCCTTTTTCTTTCAGTTTACGTACAGTAGTAAGAGAATCCACGGTATTTCGTGCAAAACGGCTCACACTCTTTGTTATGATAAGGTCGATTTTTCCGGCAAGTGCATCTTCCACCATTTGATTGAAACCCTCACGATGCCGTGTGTTTGTCGCACTTATGCCTGCGTCTGTATAGACCTTGACAAACTCCCAGTCATCACGACTTTGAATGTAATTTGTGTAATGATCAACCTGTGCCTCGTAGGAAGTAATCTGTTCCTCATAATCCGTTGAAACACGGGCGTAACCTGCTACTTTTCGTTTTGTTCTCGTATCCATTGCCGTTCGTGTCTGCGGATTAATGGTCTGCGGAATCATTGTGATTTTTCGTGCCATTGTAAACTCCTTTCCTTTGCTTTTTGTTTCATTTCTTCCGTCCAGCTTTCAGAACGTGACGGATTTTCCCAATGTTTCTGAACCTGTTTACCATTATAAAAGATAAAAATCAGTTCGTTTGGTTCGGGAACAATAATTTGCCGAATATATTTCAGAACTGCGTCGTCGTCATACTTCTCCAACCCTAAAACCTCGCAAAGAACGGATTGCAGAATGTTTTCAGGTATCTGCTTTGCAGCAGGACAGTATTTTTTTCCACGCCTTGCAAATGTGGCACAAATCCAAGCAGAACCTTGCTTGAACACTTTTCGCTGATAATTTTTTCCACAGCATCCGCACTGTATCATTCCCGATAATGGATAGCGGTTTTTTGAACCTGTATGAGAAAATTTTGACTGTCTTTGTGCAATCAACTCCTGCACTTTTTGGAATGTATCACGGTCGATAATCGCTTCATGTGCGTCCTCTACCAGATATTTGGGAAGTTCACCGTTGTTTTGCATTTTTCTCTTTTCGATATGATTATTGCGGAAATATTTCTGTAAAAGCATATCGCCGACATATTTTTCATTGGACAGCAATTCCTTAATTCTTGGAGATGTCCAGAGATTCCCTTGTGCTGTTCTGATACCCATTTCGTTCAGTTTCTTTGCAATTTTCAGACCGCCCATTCCGGAAAGATAGTCCGAAAAAATCATCTTAACGATTTCTGCTTCCGTGGGTTCAATTTCCAGAATACCGTCAGCATTTCTCCGATACCCGAAAATTGTAATGCTCCCGATTTTGCCTTCTTTAAAGTCTTTTCGGATTTGCCACTTGCGATTTTCGCTTGCTGAACGGCTTTCTTCCTGTGCATAGCTTGCAAGAATCGTCAGCATCAGTTCGCCGTCTGCTGAAAGACTGTGAATATTCTGCTCTTCAAAATAAACATCCACACCTAAATCTTTCAATTCACGTACAGTTTCAAGTAATGTGACGGTATTTCGTGCAAATCTGCTGATGGATTTCGTAAGAATCAAGTCCACGCTGCCAGCACGGCATTTTTCAAGAAGTTTCTGAAACTGTTCTCTGTTGTCTTTCGTACCTGTTGCTGCCTCATCTGCATACACACCGCAATATTTCCATCCGGTGTGTTTCTGAATTTTTTCACTGTAATAGCTTACCTGTGCGGAAAGAGAATGCAGCATGGCATCCTTGCCGCTGGACACTCTGGCATAAGCGGCAACGTTCAGCAGTTTTGGCATTTTAGGCAGAAATTCGACCTTTTTTATGGTGCGTGCCATATAGTATCCCTCCTCAGTGTTACATATTAAATCAGAAGCGACCTAAAGTCAAGCAGTTTCACGATATATACTGCACAAAGATATATCGAATTTTTCGGCAATTTTTAACTCGCATTTACGAAATTCATGTTCCGAAATAATGCCGTCTTTCCGCCACTTTTTCAGAACAGCAAGTGTGACCTTATAGGTGCTGATTTTTTGTAATTTTTCACTGTCCATCCGCAATACCTCCGTGATAGCAGAGAAGTGAGCAGTATTTACGCTGTTTGCTTTCATAGGCATAGAATTTCTTTCCACATCCTGCACAGACGACTTCTTTCATTGCGGAGGTTCTTCCTGCATTCTTTCTCCAATATTTCTGTCGACAGTGGTCGGAGCAGAATTTTTTCTTCTTTCTATGCGGTGTCTGTGTAATGGTAATGCCACACATCAGGCAAGAGTTATCACTTCTTTTCTTGCGTTTCAGATAGGACTTAATAGTGTTGGGCGATATATGCAAATGCTCTGCAATTTCTGCATTGCTTTTTCCGTTTTGCCGCAAAAGCTCAACGGTTCTTTTTTCTTCTGTTGTCACAAGCAGCACCTCCTACCATACAGTCCGCTAAAAGCTCCAGAAAATTAGCCCCTAAAAGAAAAAATCCCTGAGCAGTTCCGAAAAACTACTCAGAGACATATTATTTCATCAGTTCATTCACACGCTTCTGCACGGCATTGTAATCATATCCGGCATTTGTAAGCTTGTTTTTACGGTCAGTGCCGTTTCCCCATTTACCCTGAATGACTTCACCGGCAATTTCGTCAACGGACTTTTTGGTTGGATAGACAACATTGCCGTTGCCGTCAAACACAGAATATCCCGATTTACAAGCCTTTTTTGCATTGTCCAATGAAGCAAATGCACCGATCTGGGACTTTGCATCAGACCAGCTCTTGCGAACTCTGTAAAGTTGCTTTGTTGTCGGATTTGTCGATACAGAAGTACCTGATTTCATGTAAGACTGCACCTTCGCCTTGAAAGCAGACCAGTGCGGCAAGATATACAACGGACACATCTTATACGGATTCCTTGCTGTATTCAGATAATCCACGCTGCCAGATTTTCCGTCACGGACATTCAGCCAATGCGTATGGGTATAGAGATGGTCGACGCCAAGGTTGTACTTTTTCAGTAAAGCTGCCGCCAGTTTTGCAGAGTTATCCTCTGACTTTTTATCTCTATCGTTATAGGCAGAACTCATAATGCACTCAATTGCGATTGTTCTGCGATTGCCGTTTCCGGAGCCGTCCGCAGCGTGCCAGCCGGAAAGCGTCAGCGGCAAGTTCTGCCACGCACAGGTGTTGTCCACATAGTAGTGCACCCGAACATCATTCATGTTGCCGTTGACGGTTGCACGAGTGTATTGCTCCGCCGGCGTTGTGCCGGATGCTACGGAAATCCAATCCGTGTTATGCACGGTCACACCGATAATTTTTCCGGTCATAGAAACACTCGGCATATCAATGCGATTCGGATTATGCTTCGTGAGTAAATACTCCTTGACGGTCACGCCGCCAAGTGTGGATGTAGAATCTGGTCTTAAAATAGTCATATTACTTATCCTCCTTGTCGGTTGTTTCTTCTGTTCTGCCGATTTTCGTTTGCAGAACATCAATTGCTTTTTGAATTGCAGGCGGATACGGGATCCCCATTAAACTTGTATTTTCCACAATGGAAAGCAGTTCGTTCAGGCAAAAGCTGATGCAAACAGCATCCCGGATGTAGTTGGTATTCAGCAGAATATCCATCCGAACTGCAACAACGATCAGCATCAAGG